TATATATCCATTGTCTTCACTTCCGCCATTAGAAGATTATGTAACTAGGTATATTCCTATATAAAAAGGAGACAACATGATTGAAGTTATAAAAAAATGTTTAAGTGAATCAGAAATTGACACTGTAAATAATTATTTGTTGACTGCAAAATTTAACACTAAGGAAAACCATATTCCTTTGCACGATAATCTTTTTAATAATAACCAAATGAATTTTGGTATAACAACATATGGAGACATGGGTAAAGAAATTTCTTATATTTTTACTAAAGTATCTAATGCTATTTCTGAAACAACATCTAGACTATCAGGACAAGAGTATGGTCAATCAATTGTAACAAAAAGTTATATCATGAAATTTGATAACCAGAAAGAATTAGATTTGGGTTTTGATCAAAATAGACCTAAAGACGTATTTAGAAGTATGGTTTTTTGGAATAAAAATATAGAAACTATTAAAGTTGATTTTATACAAAAAAATTTAAACTATGAACTTTTGCCAGGGGACATTATAGTTTTCCCAGAAACAGAAGATTTTGTAAGAAAGATAATCAATAACACAGAATTTCCTATCTTTCTTTCTGATTTTTGGAATGCGCCCAAAGGTCAGTCTCCGTATCCAGGACTTCGTTATGAAGATGTTGCCTGGGGAAACCCAATGTATGATAAAATAGACTAATAATGTCTATTGTTTCCAATCTATATGCTGAAAAAGTGTTCGCAGAACACCCAATTGGCCTATGGACAATGGACGAAAAACTTGACTATATTTCTTTTATAGATGAAACTGAAAGAGACTTGCAAATAGATTGGACATATTCAGATGCAACAGTTTCAGAACATATACAAAATATTCAACAACCATTTGTTAATAGTATAGTAAATTTAATTCAATTTGATTCTTTTGTTCAGTCATACAAAGAAATAAAATTTACTGGACCAGATTTAGAAAACTTTAATAATTTAAATCCAGACATACAAACCCTATGTGTTGGATCTTATTTCTATACAGATAGTCCATACCTTTCTTCAGTGTCTATAGGTTTTGAATATACTGATTCTACAACTGCAGAAATTGTAGAACAAATAAAAACCTATGACTTTTCAATACCTGGAAAATGGGTTTTTATTTCTAACTCAGCAGTTTATCCAGAACAACTTTCTACATTTAGACCAGTAATTAAAATTAAATTTCGTGGCGGAGCATCCTCTACAGAAGAATATAAAATCTATTCAAATGGACTATCTGTCGGACAAGATGCTGAAAAATTTAACTCTTCTTCACTAGGTTTTACACCAGATATATTTACGTCTAATGCGAATATTGAAGAGGTTTCTAATTCTATAAAGATAAACTCTTATGGGCTTGAAGGCTTGAATGGATATTATCTAATTAATAATAATAAAATGTTAGCACAAAATACTGGTATTCCCCTTGTATTTGGAAGTTCTAATGTTACTAGGCTATATCACAATAACTCTTTACCATCGATAATAATTCCAGGTCTTGGATTTTTAAACGAAATTGGAAGACTTAAAGAATATACCTGTGAAATGTGGATAAAAATAAATGCAAATACTTTAGATCCTATTAAAATTTTTGGACCTATTTCTTCAGATGATGGATTGTACGTAGAGTCTGGATTTTTAACTTTAGTTGTTGATGAAAAGTTTGAATCTCATTTTGTAGGTGATTGGTCAAGACCTATGTTAATTCAAATAAGAACATCTGATGACAATGCATCTCTTATTCTAAACGGAGAAGAGGTAATTAATTTTACTATTGATTCATCTACTATGAATTTGCCAACAGAATATACTAATTTAAAGTCTAATGATTGGTTAGGATTTTATGCCAATGAAAATATTACTCCATTTGAAATTGACTCTGTTTCAATCTATCCCTACAAAATGTCAACTACTATGGCAAAAAGAAGATGGGTTTATGGACAGGCAACTCCAACAACAGAAGAAATAGACTCAGTGCATAATGGAAGATCAGTATCCTTTGATTATACATTTTCAGAATATACATCTAACTATGATTATCCAAAACACGGATCATGGTCTCAAGGAATTAGTGATAATTTAGGTGTTAATTCTAATGAGATTTATATCCCAAACTATGAGTTGCCAGAAATATTTTTAGATGGAAAAACATTAGATAATTTATATTTAGATTGCAATACAATAAATACTTCAAACGAACATTTTGTTACTTTTAGGCCAAACACAGGCTGGAATAATTTAAATACTTATATGAGGTTTCCAAATTTTAATATTATTAAAGAAAAAATTAATGCAATTTATGGAGTATTTTCTATACAGCAATATTCTAGTACAAATCAAATATTGATTGAAATTTCAGACTCAACAAATTATCTTAGGGCATCACTTATTGAAGAAAATATTTTATATAGTTTTTATTATAATGGGTCTATAACTGAAATTTATTCTACAGACACTGTTTTATTAAATAATAAAATATCTGTTGGATTTAATTTTGATTTATTAATAGATAATTTTGGAAGCAATGTATTATCATTTTTAGGAAATCAGTCAGTATTAAATATATATGTTGCTGGAAATAAAACTGGACTATATCCATTTACTGGGAAAATTCATACTTTTGGAATTTGTAGTACTTATAATTTTGAAAAAATAAAATCTTATTTTAATAATTTGGGCGTTATAAGTAATAATTATCACGATGAACTTTTATCACATATTGCAAGTTATACATTAATGCCTGAAAAAGAATATGGTTCATTTTATATAGATATTGCAGTTTCTTCATATTGGCAAGACTATATCCCACTTTCATATTTTGCATCTTATGTTAAAAACAATAATGATGAAACAATATACGATCTTGACTTTTTGCAATTTAATGTGTCTTATCCAAGCGTCACAACTGTTGAAAGCATCGCACAAACAGGATCATGGACATATAATGACTTAGAAGATTTATTTGATTTACCAATACAAAAACAATATAATCAATTGGACAATTTCTTATATACTGGTTGGGATAACTACCAAGAACTAGACAACAAGGTTATTCCTACAAGAATTTTAGATACTTCGAATAATGATCTTAAAATGTATATTAGCCTTCAATTTATTGCGGATGAAGCAAACAAGACAATCAATCAATATTCTGAAGTTGTTAGCCTAGAGAAGTCTAAGGTAATTGATTTTAAAAATATATCAAATTGGCAAGATAAAGTTTGTGAGATTATAGACAATACATTGATATATTTTCCAAGTGAAATTAACTTTAATGAATTAGCAATTGTTACTCATTGTGAATTTAATGTGCGTGGAATAAATACTAAACCATTAAAAATTAAACAATTACAATTTGCTTCTAGAGCATTGAATAAAAATACTTTTAATAAAATTGGTACTCGTTTTGGAAAGGGTGTATACCCATATGCAAAAAGTGGTATTTATTATGACAATAAAATACAAAATCCAATATCCATATATAAGGGCAGCACTCCATATTTATACACAACAAATAACAGTGGAATAGAAGTAAGAAATGATCTAACAGAGTATATCGATAAAGGTATAGCCATACCATTAAATGACACAATATCTTCGTCATTTGCGGTAAATGCAATTCAACTTTGGTTAAAATATAGTTTGGATCTATTTCCATATGGAACAATTCCAGTATTTGAAGTAGATTATTTTGACGATGTAATACAATTTTTTGCAAGGGCAACTAGTGAATCTGGCAAAAAGGCTAAAATTTTTGCAAAGAGTAAAAATGGGTTATCTGTAAATGGTATAGCATTTTATCTTAATGGTAATCTAGTTACAGAGCCAGTTATAGATGTGGGTTGCTGGAATGTTCTTTCTGTATCGTTTGCCAATAGTTTAAACCTAGATAATAAAATTGGGTATATTAATTTAGACGGTCCATTTGCATATGACAATATATCTCATTATCAAGCAACCAACCTGCAGACAATTCAGAATATTATTACAAGGCCATGGTTAAAGGTTTTAAATGATGGTTTTAATGATATTTATTGGCAATATTGGCTAAATAATTATATTTGGAACGGGGTTTTGGTACTTTCTTCTACAGATAAATACAGTACAAGTATAGTATGCTATACTTGTGGTTATGGATTCATTGATTAACCCAAAAACTGGTAAGCCAATTGTAGGAAACGTAAGAAGACAAGTCATTGAAAAAAACTATGACTGGGGTCTATATGTATATAAAAAGGCTAATGGCAAATGGTTTACAGACGGCAATGGGTCTGTTTTAAATATTGAATCAATGAAGGGTGATATTAATCAAATTTCAAAATTGAGAGACGCTGCAAAACATTACGGAGACCCTGGTAATGGTAAGTGTATTTTTGTTCCTGGACTTACACGTATTAGCGAAGAAGAATATTCAGAACAAACAGAAAGATTAAAATCAGGATTGATTCCTTCCATGAATGATTTAGGTGCATGGGATGCAGCACAAAAGACAGTTGACAAATATGGCAAGGATGCCTTGGAGGAATAATGGAAGAACAAAGATTTATAACTAAAGCAAGGGTTGATGATTTAGTAGAAACAGAAAATATCTTTAAAGATAGCGATCCATTTACTAAGTCTTGGGATGAAGTAAAAAATTTTTCTGGCCTTGATAATAACTTTAAACGAAGAGTTAGCAGGGTAGAAAAGAATTTTGTATCACCACAATACATGGATTCAGCAAGTGCACAGCCATCAGGTGTTAATGGTGCTAAATCAACTCAAATTAATCCAGGTGTTGTATATAGAAATGCCTATGGTATTTTTGATGTTATCACACCACCATGGAACCTATATGAACTTGCAAATTATTATGATACTTCTTTTGCTAATCACTCAGCAATTGATGCTAAGGTTGAAAACATTGTTGGACTAGGATATGATTTTGAAATATCTCCAAGAACAATGCTAAAACTAGAAACTGCTTCCGATGTTGAAGCAGCAGGTCGTGCACGTAAGAGAATTGAACGAGCAAAGATAGAGATGCATGATTGGTTAGAAAGTCTAAACGATGATGATAGTTTCACCAATACCATGAAAAAGGTTTATACAGACGTTGAGGCAACAGGAAACGGGTATTTAGAAGTAGGTAGAACAGTTACTGGAGAGATTGGATACCTAGGTCATATTCCATCAACTACAATGCGTATTAGAAGATTAAGAGATGGATTTGTTCAGATTATTGCTAACAAAGTTGTTTACTTTAGAAATTTTGGTGCAACTAATCCAAACCCTGCAACAGATGATAAGAGACCTAATGAGATTATTCATTTTAAAAAATATTCTCCTTTAAATACTTTTTATGGTGTGCCAGATATTATTTCTGCAGTATCATCATTACTTGGAGATCAACTTGCCTCACAATATAACATTGATTATTTTTCAAATAAAGCCGTTCCAAGATATGTTGTTACATTAAAGGGTGCTGAGTTAACTGGAGAGGCAGAAGATAAATTATTTAGATTCTTGCAGACAAGCATTAAAGGACAAAACCATAGAACTCTATATATTCCACTTCCTGCAGATACTGCTGATAAAAAAGTTGAATTTAAAATGGAAGCAGTTGAAAATGCTGTTCAAGAGGGTTCTTTTGAAAGATATAGAAAACAAAATCGTGATGATATTTTAATTGCACATCAAGTACCACTAACAAAACTTGGAGGTTCTGATTCTGCTGCTATCGCTGCTGCTTTGGCACAAGATAGAACATTTAAAGAGCAAGTGGCAAGACCAATGCAGGATCAACTAGAAAAGCAAATCAATAAGATTATTCGTGAAAAAACTGATATTCTTCAGTTTGCATTTAATGAATTAACCCTGACAGATGAAATAGCACAGTCTCAAATTCTTGAGCGATATGTGAAGAATCAGATTATGGTTCCAGACGAAGCAAGAGAAATTTTGGGTATGCCACAAAGACCAGACGGGGATGGTAATCAACCACTTCAGTTAAAGCCACAGGATGCAGCAAATACTAGTGCAGATAGAGAGCGTGACGGGGAAAGAGCAAACAACTCTTCAGACAGTCCAGCAACAGTATCTGGAAGAAATCCAAAAGGTGAAGGCAGATCATCTCAATAATTGAGATACCTTTAAATAATGCCTTATAATATAGTAGTATGAGTATATCTAAGGCCCATTGGGATGCCGATGGAGACAACGTTCGTTTATCAATGCCTTTCAATAAGGTAGATAAGGAAAGACGTACTGTTTCTGGGTTTGCATCATTAGACAACGTTGATAAACAAGATGACATCGTAACGATGGAAGCAAGTCTAAACGCTTTCAAAAAGTTTCGTGGAAACATTAGAGAAATGCATCAACCTTCTGCAGTTGGCAAGATGGTTTCTTTTAAAGAAGATAAATATTTTGATCCAGAAACAAAGAAGATGTATAACGGAGTATATGTTTCTACATATATTTCAAAAGGTGCACAAGATGCATGGGAAAAAGTTTTAGACGGAACTTACACTGGATTTTCTATAGGCGGAAGAATGAATAAATGGGATGACGCTTACGATGAAAAATCGGATAGACAAATTAGAATTATTAAAGATTACGATTTAGTTGAATTGAGTTTAGTTGACTCACCAGCAAATCAATTTGCAAGCATTGTTTCAGTTGAAAAAGTAGATGGTGTGGATGTAGTTAAAAGCGACACAATGTCTACACCAATTGAAAATGTATTTTGGGACAATGAATCTGGAATTGTTATGGTTTCAGAAAATGAAAATGAATTATCACCAATCACAGGAACCTCAATGCAAAACATAGGTTTTGTTGAAAAAACTGATAACGAAAAAACACAAATGATAAAATTCTTAGTTGATAGTGCTAAAGGCATTAGTACATCTAAGATGACTAAGGAGGAAAATCCTATGGCAAAAACAGCAAATAAATCAGACGAAGTATTAGAAACTACAGAGTCTGTTGTTGAAAAAGCAGAGGTTGCTCCAAAGGCAGAAACAGTTGTTGAAACTACTACAGAAGAAGTTACAAAGGCAGAAGAAGTCGTTGTAGCAGAAAATGTAGAAGTTGCTCAAGCACCTGCAGAAGAAGTTGCAAAGGCAGACGAAACTGCTTCAACTGAAAATGTAGCCGAGGCAGCAACTGAAGTATCAAAGTCAGATGATTCTATTGTAGAATCTATTGCTGATATTAAGAATACTATTACATCAGCCTTTAGCGATCTAACCGCTACAGTTAAATCTTTGCAGGCAGAGGTAGAAATGCTTAAGTCTTCAAAGGTAGATATCAATGTAGCAAAAGACTCATTCGAAGCAGTTGCAAAAGATATTGCAAATACAAGAGAAGAGTTTGATAAGTTTGGAAAGAGAGTAGATGCAGTAGAGGCGGATACCGCTTTCCGAAAGTCTGGAGATCTCGGTGAGATAATCCAGGAACAACCAGTAATGGTTGAAAAATCCCTATGGGGCGGTAGTTTCCTCAAAACAGCCGATCTATTTAGATAGAAATCACTTGGAGGTGAAATAAATGTCGGAAGAAATTAAGAAGAATCAACCAGGAGAATCTGGACAACTTGGAGGCACAACTCCAGGATTGTACCAAGGACAAGGTGCATTCGCATCAGGTTCAGAAGCAGGTTCAAACGTACCTGGTAATTACTCAAACGCAGGCGCATTGGCAAACATTCCTAACGCTCTTGCAGGACTAACTGATGGTCCAAACGCAGTAAACCCTTCAGGTGATGCTGGAAGCGGTATCCTACGTCCTGAGCAAGCACGTCGTTTTATTGACTATGTTTGGGATGCTACTGTACTTGCTCAAGATGGTCGCAGAGTGACTATGAGAGCAAACACTATGGAACTTGAAAAAGTTAACGTAGGTGAGCGTGTTATCCGTGCTGCTGCACAAGCACTCGGTGATTACACCAACGCTGGTGCAACATTCACCAAGGTAGAACTTACAACTAAGAAAATTCGCTTAGATTGGGAAGTTTCTGCTGAAGCACTAGAAGACAATATTGAAGGTGGTGCTTTAGAAGATCATATCGTAAGATTGATGACTAACGCATTTGGTAACGACATTGAAGATCTTGCGATCAATGGTACAGGAGACTCTGATGACGGAGCATTCCTTGGAATCATGCAAGGTTTCGTAGGTCGTGTCAAAGAAGCAGGTTCTGGTTCACATGAATCAGTTGTTACTGTTACAGACAACAACTGGACAACACCAGTACTACAAAACATCATCCTAGCAATGCCACGTAAGTATCGTGCACTAAAGAACAACCTAAAGTTCTATGCAGGCACAGATGCTTTCCAAGGTATCGTTAAGAACAACGGTACACTTGCAGATGCAATTGCTGAAGCGTTCACACCACGTCTTGGTGGAACAGAAGCAATGCGTCAATCATACTATGATGGAAACGCACAGACATTCGGAGCAGCACGTACAACTCGTGTTCTTGGAATTGAAGTACAAGAAGTACCTTACTACCCTGCAGGATATGTCGATTTGACATTCCCACAGAACCGTGTATGGGGCTTCCAACGTGACATCACAGTTAACCGTGAATATCGTGCAAAGAAAGACACTGTAGAATATACAGTATTTGTTCGCTTCGGTATCCAATGGGAAGAACTTGATGCAGTTGCTTACGCAGATGCTGCAGCAGACGCATAATCTGTAGTAAACAATTTAGAGGGGGCAGGAGATAAAACTTCTGTCCCCTTTATAACTTATAATGATATAATACAACAAGGAGGAAATATGTCAAATTTAGAAAATGAAGACAATAATTTAGTTGATGACATTTCTGTAGTTGAAGAAAAAGTAGAACAAGAATCAGTCGTAGAAGTAGAGGCACCTGTTGAAGAAGTAAAAGAAGACAACTCTGTAATTACTGCTGAGGTTGCTGGTGAACCAGCACCAGTTCAAGTACTAGGAAATGTTAATGGTGCTATTGGAGCAACTACTGTAGTTCCTGAACCAAAACAACCTGTGGTCAAAAAGGAAAAGAAGAGCGCAAAGAAAGATACAGTTGCTATTCATTCTACCAAGAACGTTACATGGCCAGGCGTTGGCAAGGTTTATGTTGGCTATAATATTGTCGAAAAAGATGAGTCTGAAAAGTGGCTTACAAGATCACACATCAGACTTGCTACACCACAAGAAGTAGCAAAGGAATTCGGTAAGTAAGCAATGGAAGTAATGAGAGTTCCACCTTATCCTCTTACAACTACTTGGACTTTGCCAATAGCAAGTTATGAGTATGTTGTTTATATAGAGGATTTGGTGGATCACTCAGTTGAAGAGATTAATCTTTCTTCAGATGAAAATGGTAAGTTAGTGTATGAACTTCCACTAACAAAAATACAGTTTGATAGAAAGTTTCTTATTCGTTTTTATGACACAGAGCAGGAACATATTTTATATGAAGAAAATTTAGACATTGTTAGACCATACGTAGACCCAGCAAGTCTTGGAACAACTGCATCAGAAATTGCAGAATATAAACAATTAGAATTGGTTGCAAGATCAATTATTGATACAGAGATTACAGACGGTTTTTATAACAGCAAGCATATTGTTCAAAAAGTTGGAGATGGCTCCGACTATATGAGTATTTGGGAAGATGTAAATAAAGTTTTAAAGGTTTATGAAAATAATATTTTAGTATATGATGTTGACAATCCTTCAATAAATCAATACAATTTTGCATTGACATTAGATAATTCTGCAATCATTAAAACAACCACAGATTCTTTTAACAGAGTTGAGCAGGGGGTAATTAATTTAAGACCAGCATACGGAGATTTAGCGCTAGTTGGATCAGCAAGATCTGTTGATTTTCCTAGAGGAGTTGACTATATTTTTGTTCTAGACATAGGGTATAAAACTATTTCGCCAGATATTGAATATGCAACTACATTATTAATTGAAGATTTGAAGTGTGGAAAACTTGATTATTACAAGCGATATGTTGAATCATACAACACAGATCAGTTTAAGTTACAATTTAATAAAGGATTATTCGATGGTACTGGAAACCTTATAGTAGATAAAATTCTTGCAAAATATAAAGTGAATATTCCAAAACCAGGGGCAATTTAATGATATGCGAAAAAACAGACTTTATTTACCCAATGCTGGCAGATATATATTATCCAATTATTACACAAAGCCAGAATGGTCAAGTCAAAAAACAGTGGATATTAGATAGAACAATTGCATGTAATGCTTCACCTTTAGGTGGAATTCGTGGTGCAGACGAAATTAATCCAAAAGCATTTATTGAGCACTCTGGTGAACTAGTTGCACGATCTAAAACAGATTTAAGAATTTCATCTAAAGACACATCTAATGCAATAACAAATATCTTAATTACAAATATTAGAGATGCACACAATAATCCTATTTATATTGAAACTGCAGGAGTAAGATCTGGTAAGGCTACAATGTATGAAGTAGCAGGTCTAGAACCAATTGTCGGACCTTTTGGACCTATAGAATATTACAAAATGTTATGGAAGAGAACAGACAATCAGGCGGTAGACAATTGATTAATGTAAGGTTTGATATTAATAAATTTAATAAACAAATGTCTAATTTGATAGATTACTCTGTTGGTTTTATGGACGGGGCAAAAGAGGGTAAAAAGTTTTTATTAGACAGTTTAGGTAAGGGAACAATTGCAGCACTATATAAATATATAGATTCAAGTGCTCGTTCAAATCCAAGATCATTGCAACATGTATATGAATGGTATCAATCTGGAAGTAAGTCTGGAAGATTGTTTATTTTTGATCATAAAGTAACATCTTCAGGTTTGTCAATTAATGCAACATTTAGTCAATCTCGTTCTATCAAAAATGGCTCATCAGAACCGTTTTATAATAAAGCAAAGATTATGGAAAACGGGATTCCAGTAGTAATCAAGCCAAAGAAAAGCGAAGTGCTTGTATTTGAAGATGATGGAGAAACCATATTTACAAAAAAGACAATTGTCAATACTCAGCCTGGTGGACCAGAAGCAAAAGGTTCTTTTGAAAAAGTCTTTGATGAATTTATGAAAATATATTTTACCCAATCATTTTTAACTGCAACAGGGCTATATGCTTATCTTGAAAACCCAGTAGTGTACAAACAAAATTTAAAGAGTGGTATAGTTGGTGGAAGATCTGCAGGAAA